AACACTTCCGACTTTAATTTTATTATTTGCGATTTTTATTATAGTTACAAATAAGCTAATTAAAATGTCAAAGAATTGTTTAATATACGAAACGCTTAACAGCATCGATCAACTAAAAAGCCACAAAGCCGAAGATGGTTTGATGCACTTAACAGGCGTATTTGGTGTATGCGGCGTACGCAACAACAATCAACGTGTATATGAGCAAGCAAACTATGCCAAGATGGTAGCCGACATGAAGAAGCGTATTGCTGAATCTAAGGGTATCGCTGGTGAGTTGGAGCATCCTTCAACTATGAATATCACTCTCGAAAACATATCACACAAGATCGTAGATATTAACATCGACGAAAATGGTGTTGTTTCAGGTGAGATTGCATTGCTGGACACTCCTAAGGGTGAGATCGCACAGAAGATCGTCGAAGGTGGACTTCCATTGTTCATTTCTTCACGTGCACAGGGCCAGGTTGATCAACGCACTGGTGTAGTAACCCTTGAGTCTCTTGCTACATATGACTTGGTAGGTTCACCAGGATTCTCTCAGGCTAAATTGCACTTAAATGAGAATCAAATCGCAGAGTCAATCAATGAGTCTAGCGTATTCTACATCACTGAGAAAGATGAAAATAATCAAGACACAGATATGGATAAGCAAGTAATGGAAAAACTTGAGTCTATGGAAGCACGCATCAAGACTCTCGAAGAGGAGAATCAATCTCTCAAAGATCAGCTCGATGCCGTAGACGAAAAGCAAATCGATATTGAAAAGCTAGCAAATAGTGTTCAGACATGGTTGTTTGAAGAGGCTTCACCGGTAATCCAGCAATGGGTTCTTACAGAGGCTAAACAAGAGCTGGGTAGCAATATCGACATGAAGAAGGTTGCTGAAGGTATCCAGAACTGGGTTCTCAACGATTACTCTAACGATCTACAAAGATGGATATTCGAAGACTTCGGTCAGAACTTGCAGAAATGGGTTCTCAAGGAATTGGCTCCGAATATGGAACAATGGATCAGTGAGAATCACGTTAGCAAAGAAGAGCTTGCAAACAAGATCAACGAAAGTCTTGACAAGTATAAGACTGACAAGATGGCTCAAATCTCAGAGACCCTCCAGTTGCTAGAGAACATGGATCCAAAGGCTAAACCTGTATATCAGCGCTCACAGCCCGCTCAACAGCAAAAGATCACCGAAGGCATGCCGGTTTACATCGCAAACATGCCAGAAGAGGCTCGCGTTAAGTATGAGCTAGCTCCACAAGAAGTTCGCGAAGCAATCGACCGCAAGGCTCGTATCACAGACTTCACTAAGGTACCTGTACAACAGTTCTGGGAGAGCATCGATTTCGATAAGATCCAGGGTACAAGAGGTATCTACGAAGGATTAGAATCCATCCAAGACGAGAAGGAGAGAGCAATCCGCGCACAATTCCGTCGTTTCCGTATGAATCACTAATTCCTAAACGGATAAATCATTAAGGAGAAGATCAAAAGTCTTCTCCTTTTTCATTATTATATTTACATGAATTATTTGGTATTGCTAAATAAAACAGAGTACGATAGTAAGTATCTAAAAGACCGTCTTTACAACCTTTTGGATACTACTTTTGAAATCCCGAGCGAGTTCACATATGATGTCATTCGCGTGGATAAGGATTATGTGGGCAGACCAGACCTTATCTCATTCAAAGCGTACAATGACGATTCCTACGCAGACGTTATATGCAAGTTGAATGGTATCAGTAATCCATTTGAACTTAACGAGGGTGACCTGTTGGTATTACCTATGTTCTCTGATTTGCAACGTTTCCTTGTTGTGCCCAATATGCAAGAGCTGCATGATGACGGAGAAGATAATGACCGTCCAATTGCAAAGAAGAAGAATGAGAAACGTAAGGCAAATGAGGCTGTAATTGGAGACAAACGCTTCTCAATCGATAAGAATAAACGTATCATTATATACTAATGGCTGCACTAAGTGTTGTATTTGATAACCAACTCGAGTTTAGCGACATCGTCACTACGATTGAGGCCCCTAAAGAAGATGAGGTAGAGGGCTCTGGCGTGAGATCGGAAGAGTCTCAAACGATGCTTCAAGGTGTCGTTGCTCCGCTCGTGTCTATATGTGGTATAACTTACGACTTCCAGCAGATCCATACATTAGAGCTTAGATGTGATGATCGCTTACCGTCTATAACACTGGTTGTATTAGACGACGAACGTTACCTGAGTAATATTAGCAAGCCTGGGCGAGACAATGAGATAAGAGTTCAGATCCTCCCTCCGTTTGATGAGGCATATAAGAAGATCAATCTAACATTTTTCATCGATTCGATCAGCATACAAGGCAATAAGGTTCGTGTGAGTGGCAAGTATAAGGTACCAGATCTATATAGTAGCCGTTTGGCTAGCTTTGGGGAGGTTAATACATATGACTTATTCAAGCAGATTGCACAGGAATGTAAGCTTGGTTTTGTCTCTAATTGCGAATCCAATGATATAGACAAGCGCTTTGTATATGCCAATAATACGTCTTACCTAGATCTCATGAATAAACAAATCATGACTTCTGGCGACCAGACGAATGTGTATGATTACTGGATAGACCTATGGAACAATATCAACTTAGCCAATGTGCATGAGAGATACTATGCAGTTGACAAAGACGAGGATATGTTAGTATGGGTTCAAAAGGGATTCACAAATAACATCTCAAGAGGAGATCGTATTGAAACTGTACAGCAGGCATTGATACTCAATAATAGTGCGCAAGAGATGAGTCCATTGCATTTGGTTGACTACAAAGTTATCACTGATTCCGGCAAGGCAACTCGTGGAGGAACGGATCAGGTATACACATACTATAAAAATGGAGAGGTAGTAGATACTTTAGTCCAGGACGGCAATGTAAAACGCGATGTGTTTGTCAAGTATGTATATCTGGGAGAGAACATTGGAGATTTTGATTACTTGGCTGCAAGAAGCATTCGTTCAAGTTTCTTGGATATCATACACTGCAACAAACTCAATGTAGTTATGGACTTTCCAAATCTTGCAGTGATGCGCGGTCACCAATGCAAGGTAGTGTGGTACGATAACAATATGAACACTAAGAACGATATGAAGAATGTCGGCAGTGATGGCGAAACTAATATCAATATCGATCCACAAGATGAGGAAATGAATGATCCAAACGCATACGTAATCAACAAGCAGATATCCGGGCAATACCTAATAGATGCGGTGGTGATCAAGTATGAGCTTGGTAACTGGAAACAGACACTTACACTGATACGTCCACAGGACGACCAAAATAAAGTTTACGACTTAGAAGGAAATGGCAATAGATAACAATATATCACCTCTTTCATACAAGAGCATACAACAATCTAGACAAGCGTTTAGACAGGTATCTCGAGACGGCTTCAATGCCTACGACGAACCGGGTACGTTTTGGTTTAAACCAATATTCTACTTCTATCGTTCTCTTGGGGCTTCTGAAGATAATGTCATCGGTTCTGAAGGTCTATTGCACCCATCCTGGTTGGTTGACAAGGAGGTATACGCTAAAGACAACAGCAAACAAGAGATTCGTAAGACCAAACACGAAGATCTCAACTTTGCTTCTTCAGCATATAACTATCTACTTCGTAATGACGACCTCTTTCGTGCTAAACTACTGCAGCGTTTTATTGAGCTGTTGAGTAATATATCTTCTCAATCACCTTGGTACTTCAAAGCAGTCGGTGGCTTGGATAACGCAGTGGACCACAGTGAGGCATTTAAGTCTGGTAAGTTTGCAAACGAAGATAGACGCCAGATCACGTTTACTATGATGGAAGATGCCGTGGATGATCGTATCGGTACTTTGTTGGATCTATACAAGACTATATGTTATTCTTGGAGATCTAAACGCGAGATCGTCCCATCCAACTTGCGTAAGTTTGATATGGGACTCTATATCTTCGGGGATATGATTCAAAACAACCAAAGCGATCTCATATTTAAATACCTCAAGGGTGACAAATATACGTCCAACGCATACGAACCAGGAGAAGATCGTTACATCGTAAACCTAACTGAGGGCAAAAAATCATCCATGCAGAATAATGTGTATCTTGAGTTCACTAACTGCGAGATCAACCTCAGCTCAGCCAAGATGGGCGACACTATGGATAACTCTGAGGGTACACAGCATGTATACACATTGGTAATCGATTACGACGATTGTTATGTAGACCGCGTCAATACATCCATCAAGGCAACTATTGGTGATTCCATCTTATCAGACATATTCAGTATGGAAGGTTTTGTAAAAAACAATGGCCTTGGTGATGTTACGGCCGACTCGAAGTATGCGTTAGGTCGTAGTAGATCTGATACTGACTATACACACGCACTAGATGTGGATGCAAGTAATATCAATAAGTACAAGAGTCGTTTGGGAGACCAGATATCAAATACCATTGCATCAGCTCCAGGTAAGATTATAGGTAATGCTATTGGATATGGCGTTGGTGCAGTAAAGCAGGCCGTGACGCCGGGGTTGTCATTCTTGCTTGGTAACTTATACCATGGTAGCTTGGTTTCCGGAGCTCAATTATTGATGAGCGGCAACGTACGTGGTGTGAATGCTTTTGCAGACATGGGTAAGAAACAAAGTGATAACAAAACACCAGAAGGCCGTTTATATGAAAAACCGGAACCTGTTGAACAACCAACTGACCTTAGTAAACTAAGTGAAAAACCCGTTAAAAAGAGCACTCCTACTAATTTAGGATCTTTATATAGCAAGAACGTAATGAGAAATCTGTAATAAAGCGCATTTATTTGCGATTTAACAAGAGATCTCATCAAAATAATATAGATCATTACCGGATCACAAAATATCGTTTTAAAATAAAGATATGAACAACTACCAACTATACAGAACTAATCCGAAGCTTGGGGGACAAGTAGCCTGGAACATCGTATTGGATGGAACTGGCGGGGAATTGAAGGTGAGAGACTTTAGTCTGACACCATACTCTCCGTATGCAAAATTCGCATACAATGAAGACCGCGACTGGTTGAGATATTCACATCAGGAAAATGTCTCACACTTATACGGATTGACCAAGGGCACATTCTACGATCCATGCATTGATTCACGTTTGACTGGTTGCTATCCTTTGTTGGATGAGATCGATCCGAAGAACAAGGCAGAGGACTTTGGTACTAGCCGTATCCCTTATAAGAGATATGGCAAGCAATTCTCTTTACTATGTCCTGTTTGGTTGGAAGACTTCGGAAAAGGGGATTCATTGCGCTTTGAGTTCATATTACGCCCAACCCCAGTAAAGGAATCAAAATATGCATATAGATTCCGTACAAATACTGAAGGAGAAGAAGTGGTGATTGCACAAAGTAGTTTTACTATCAAACCTTCAGAAATTGATGGACCGGACAATCAAACTCGTTTCGAGACGTACTTTACTAATTATGTAGACTACATTTCATCAGACTATGATGATGGCAGCAGAATTATTGGCGATGACATAATTAACATCACTATTGAAAATGTAGATAATACTCCAGTAGAGTATGGAAGTGTTACTGGTTTGCACGTGCCTAGTGGAAACATAGTTACTAAAGATATCACAGATTTCATACCAAATCTATATGAACGCGAACGCCCAGTAATGGAGACTGATTCGCTCATCCAGAGCAATATATACAATAACGAATTGATAGTTAAACAACTATTCAATTTCAACTTTGCGTTCAACCTATCTGACATCAGCAATACTGCTATGACTCGTTTAATTGGTGTTGGCGGTAATGTGGACGTGGACGTGAAAGTATACATCATGCGCGATGGGGACGAAACATTATTAGAGCGCAAAGTGTTCGATTCTAACTATGTGTACGTAGACAAGAATCGTGAAGACAATGCTTTTGATGCAAGTGAAGTATACACTACGGAGCAGTTGAATAAATATATCGATGCGCGTGCCAATGTATATGGATATTTGTTAGATGCTCGTTGTATAGATTTAATCAAGCACAACAAATTATCTCAATATATTCACCATTGGTCGCTGACTGATAATAATGACTATCTATTTAATTTATATCGCGGGTTTGCATCGTCTAATTCATCAGAGCATTTTTACAAAACCGCACCGAATTATTGGGAGACAGATGCAAATCACTACCCCAATGCATTGAACTGGTGTGACTGCGTAAGTACAAGTATTGGTTATTTCGAGAATAACGCAGCGCGGATGACATCGAATTTGACGCCCATCCCAGGTGGCGGTGACTTTGTGAAATTAACTAAGTTCAAACCTTATTTGATAGAAAACCTTCACTACAAAGAAGGTGATCCAGAGGAAAATAAATACATAGACCCGAAAAATTATAAATTCGGCGTTAAAACCATATTGATCACGAGACCCCAAGCGCACAGTTATCATGAGGAGGCAATGGCTGTGTTACAATCACTAGTGCGCATTTATGGAAATTCGAACATCGGTCTATATTACACATATTCCAAGGAGGGCGATGGGACAATCACTGAATCAAGTAAGTTCGTATATGCAGATAATTTACGACAGATCATATCTAATGTGAAATACAATGATTTTGTTTTTGTATTCTCGTCATTTGAAACGGATTCATTGATATTTTTAACAATAGATGATAGTAAAAATGATTTAACGTATAAATATATTGCCACTCGAGTACTACCTACTATTAAGAAAGAATTACAATCAGGTAAAACAACGGATATAGATATTCCGCTAGAAAATCTTATTCAATTCTTCCAAAGTATTGTGGAACCATCTTTTATATACTTACATAGTTCATTAAACTATCAAAGAATAGATTCCCATTCTGTTGAATCTAAAGAGATTGAATATACTAAAGACAACAATACAACCGGTACAATTATCAGATATACAGGTAGTATTAAGCCGACACTCGTCGATTTGAAAAATGTGGTAGAATTTCAATTGAGATACTATGAAAATTTAGATAATGACACGGACACTAATAGATACCTTTTCGAAGAAGGAATGAAGCAAGGTTATCTACCGTATTACATATCATCGGGTTATTGGTATCTCGAACCGACTACGTACTCCTCTCGTAATGATTTTGAGCTAGCTCATCTGATTGAAGATAAGTGGTATGATTTTAGTATTGTTTATAACATTGACGATACTATGTATTTAGAGCTTGAAAGCGAATTAAAGGATGACAAAAATTATTATAAATTGGAAGAGCTAGTCGATAGAAAGATCGGCGAAATGTATCCAAATATCGGCTCAAGTGGTGCAGTGCATGACTACTTTATGTCACTATACGAAATGAGTTCTGATTTCGAGTACGCAACAGATGAAAATAATAAACCGATTTTTCACGATGCCAATCATGAAAAATTCAAATACATATATAGAGTAAAATTAACACTAAAGTAATGGCTGAGTTGCAGGAAAACATTACACTAAAGAAGATTGAAGCACCAAGTTTAACTCAAACAGGATACGGTAAAAATATCAGAGAGCAGTTTGAGAACATCGATGATAACTTTACAAGGTTGTCTAATGCCGATTTTGTGTCTGGTAGAGACGGATCAGATATCAAATTCGCAAAATATGAATTATACGACGGTGCATTTTTAACCGATCTAGGCAAATCATTCATTGAATGCATAGTCGGCGAGTCAATAGATTGGGAAAATGATTGGGATGGAGCTGATTTTGTATCAGATTGGTACGAATCACATCCAATATTTAAAAGTGTAACTCGTGTTTACACTGAAAGTGGCCAGGAGGTGAGTTCAACATATAGATTCTTTGACTATATCAAAACGAATCCAGATATATCCATCATGTATCAACTCATTGACCCAGAAGCTCCTGATGAAATTGAAAACCGCCATCTATTGTGTTCTCCATATGTATATCTTTTTATAGATGAACGATATGCAGCTTTGCGCGATTTCAATCCAGCAGATGCGACATATAAAACCATTACTGATACTTCATGCGTACTCAATTTAGTATTTCGTAATGAGCAACCGGTTATAACTCGAATTAACCAGTTCCCTACGTTGTACTATGATGAAAACGATGGCCAATTTAAGTGGAAATTATATGGCAATAAAACCGGGATCTTGGCTGCAGGACCTCGAGGTTTAAGTGCAAGTTCTACTCCTGTATTTTTCGCTATATTTAAAGAATCAACTAATACTACCACATCTGGTACTGGAACTCTTACACATATTTTGCAGATATCCGATAACATTTCACAGTGGGTGTCTATTGAAGATTTATCCGCAGATGAACTCCCGAAACTTGGTGACCCTGTATTTGCATTTGAGCAATCTCAATCAACAGATGCCACTCCGACCGATCCTGCGGACCCATATTCATATATACCGCAAGATTTGTACTTTACCAGAGTCACATTCGTAAACGAAAACACCAAGTTGATCCAGATATCAACTGGAAAATCTTTAGGGCTTCATTTCCAATTCAACAATGACACATTTGCAACAATGATGTCTAATACAAGAGTTGGCGGAATGGGTACCAGATGTATATACATCCCCATCGTATCTGATAGCGGAACTGAATCTTTGGAGAGTGATACCCCGATTCATGCGGTATATGCAGTACATGATAACGACCAATATGATGTAAATGTAAGACCTATTCCTTTTGTGAAGAAATTCTCAAAATCCAGCGAGATTGGATTCGGTTCTAGAAATCCTAAAATAAGCAATAGATACAATCTAAACATCTACTACGATAAAATTCGTTTGGGAGGAATTGCACCTGGTGATGATTCTGGGCCTATAGGTGTAGAAGTGCCAGTCGTTGAGATAGATACTGTTAAAAATGCTTCAAAGTCTTCAACTGTTAATATATATGGTGAGTTGAAAATCGATAAGTTACAATTCCCAGCAGGTGCAAGTATTTCTGAAATCGCGCCTAAAATTTCTATACCCGAGGGAACTATAACATCCAATACCATCAAGAGTGCATATATTAACGTACCATCTTCTCAATCGTCTGGGGATATACTAACCACTTTAGACAAAACTGGTGTGAAAATCTACGGATCATCAAACAGTCCAGTAACCACTTTGAATGGAGGCGGGGTGACATCAAATAAATTGACATTAAAAGACGATCTTGTATTTTCAAATCAGAGAATAGACAATCAGCAAAGATGGCATAGAATACTGGTTGATGGTACGACATCTAAACCGGCGCAAAACAAATCAACTGAAGTCGCAATTCAAACTAATATCGTATCTATATTCGACAACAGTAATTCTGATTTTGACAAAGATAATAGTTCAAAATTGCGTCTAAGAGGAGATTTATTTGTAGAGGGTTCCACACAATTGAATTACGGCACAGATTTTAGTACTGTACTCTATGGAGTTTCTCAGCTAGACAGCGCTTCCGGAAAAGTCGGTCTCAATGGATCAACTCTATGCTGCATGGATTTCTACGGCCAGAACAATACGTGGACAGGCAAACAGGTGGTTGGTCTTGTACGTTCAAATGCAGTGTACACCAACCGAGATAATGATTTAACAACTCATGAAGAGTATACGCACACTATCGTCTCATCAGATCCTGATGTCAGATATAATCCAAATGTAGATCATGAAACATCCGGTATAATCGGAGCATACTTAGATTTGGTAGTTAGCGGATCAAGATATGGGGAAAACAGCAATACAACTGGGATTCGCATACAACACACAGGATCATATTCTGGGACTACTGGATTGGTTAAAGAAAAACTGGTCAAAGTTTATCCCGAGTTGGAAGTAGATGGCGACATGCATATTACAGGTATAATGAAAAGTTTCACTATGGGGGAAAAACAAATGATACACCACAATGGGATTAAATTTTATTCCAGACAAGATGGAGATTATATCAGTGCAATCCAAGGGACTCATTTCATTTATACGCAAGGACCTGGTGACGTGAATCTGTATTTTTTAGGTTCTAATTGGAAACCTGGCGATGTATGTTATTTATTTACAGGTGTTACTACTAGAATATGTAAGAGTGGAAAAACTGCTAGCAACCCCTATGATAATTATTATGGATTAGCAAAGGGTAGATTTTACATGTTATTCGCAACAGATTTTGAAGGCGTGTCAAAATGCACAGGAACATCACAATTATCTGTTCGGAAAATGGCGTATGTTCAATTAAACATGATAGATTAGTTGTTGTAATAATTTTTATTATATAGTAAAACATACCAAATAAAATATGAATAAGATTTTAACCGAGATTGAGTTTCCCAAGATGATCGCTGAGGGCCAAGCTCAAACGCAGACAGGTCAAGAACTGTTGAACAAGTATCGTGCAATCTTGATGGCCAATGAGGCATCATGTGCACTAGTAAATAACTTTATCCGTGAGGCAAATACATGCAGATACGACAACGGCGTTCTTGCTGTTCTTGAGCAGGTGGCTGACTTCGTGACTTCTAACAAGACGCGTTGGCAGATCGCAACCGCTTGTGAGGCTATCTACGGTAACAATTCAGCATATAACTACCTCAATGCTAATGCTGCAAAGCAAGCAGAGAAGCTTGTTGATCTTAACGAAGAGGAGTGTGTTCAGTACATTCGTGCTGGTGCATTGAAGAACGTGATGTACTGTGAAAGCTTCCGTTCTATCGCTAAGTCAGTATTCCGTAATGGCGATATGGTAGTTGAGAACGCAGAGTTCAAGCTCACACACCCAGTATCTATCGCAGAGAAACAAGGTAGCGATGTTTACTTCACAGCCGGTCGCAAGCTCTTCAAGATCAATGAAGACCAGACCATCGCAGAGGCACAGTGGACGGAGGTATCTAACACCTTCCGCAACGTAACCAACCTCCTCGAGTCTAACATCGTAACTCTAAGTGACGACACATTCTGTATCCCTTATGGCAACGCAGAGTATCAGTTGTCTATCAACGAAGAGGCGGATGAGAACCAACAGACCAAGAGCACTCTATCACTTGTTAAGCTCACTAAGGACGCCGAGCGCGAGTTGACAGTAGAGAGTCTTCGTGAGGATAACCGCCTGGTACTCACTACAGCTAATCCTCGTTTCCGCAACCAGATGGCTCAGGTATTGGAGTGCATTGCTCAATTAGCAGAGAACCTAGGTCGAGTATCTATCATGGATAACGTAAGCATCGTAGAAACCGCAAACGACCGCTTCATCGTGATCGAAAGTGGATCTAACGTATACGCATCTCTTCTCGCTTCTAATCACAGTACACCTTGGACTATCAACGAAGAGGCTATGAAAGCTCTCGACGATATCAAGGCAAAAACCAAAGTTGATCTTCACGAGCAGCTACACCAAGCAGTTCAGAAGAACATCGAGCAGGTTTCTGAGTCAGAGAAGGCAAAGATCGAGGCTGAACTCAAGAACAAGAGTGTCGATGAAGCCAAGAAACGTATCGAAGCTCTAACTGAAAAACACAAAGGCAATCCCGCTGTAATGGCTGTATTGGCTAAGTGTGCCGCAGATCTCCAGGAGCTCTAATAGCTAGGCGATATAGAACAAAAGAGGTGCTCAATCGAGTACCTCTTTTTTGATGTCTGTAATGTCGATGTCGTCGAAGAGACCCATCTTGATTTCTTGACGAACCTTCTTATTCCAGGCGGTTCTTTTCTTGTAGCGTTGATAACCCACGTGACCACCGCGTTTGTAACATCTAAGGTGTTCGATGTAGTCCCAGCTGAGACCGATGCCGTAATACAGCTTGTGATTTGTAATTTTCATGTTCGTTCTTGTTTTAGTTTTGTCACAAGCCCGAACAGTTTTCTATGTATTGAATTACTCTCATGTATTTATATACCAACTATTCTAAATTCTTTAGTAGTATCGCCTATTTTTATTTATGAGATTCGCACATTCATTTTGGTCTGAACCACTGTTTAAAAACAAGTTCAATGACTATGAGAAATTACTACCGGTTGTATTGACTGACTATGCATATTCTGTTGCATGTATCAAACATCACGGCCATAGTATACGCCTATTTGCCGACGAAGAAGGGGCAAAACTACTCTCATTCATCCCTTATGATGAAGTGATAATCATCAAAAATACTAAAAACTGGAACGTTCATTTTGCAGCTCAGATTAAGTTTGAGGCACTTAAACGAATGGATTTAGATGAGGCTCTTATCGACGGTGATCTATTTATTAGAAAGCCCGAGGCATACAAGCGTATCCAATCTCTGAATGCGGATTTCATCTATTCGTTCTTCGAACCCGTTACTTTCACTGTGAACTCTGAAGCGAATATAACACGATACCAATACATGAGAAATCGCATGAGACAGTTTCGTGCTAAATTCGTCTATCCATACGAGCTTGACAAGGATATAATGGCGGATTATAATTGGACTAACACATCTTTCATGAAATTCAACAACCAAGCTCTCAAGGATGAGTACATACGTCAATATGAATACTACAAAGATCTATTGAGTGGTGTCAACTTTGAGATAGGCTGGCCAGATATCATTATCGAACAGCGTCATATGACCAAACTATTGGCTACTGGTTATACATCGCTGCCTGTTGTGGATAACTTCCCTGATGATATAGCCAACGAGTTTGCTATCGAGATTGGTTTCACACATCTTGGTTCCGGTAAGATCCACGTTCAAAACATAGTAAGTGACTGGCTGAAAGAGCTTGATTTTGATTTATTCGACAAAACACAAAAGCAGATAGACACGTACATGGTTAGACACTGAGTATTTTATTATATATGTAATATGAATACTCAAATAGAAGACCAAATAGATTACGAGTTCATCATGCGTGTACAAGCTGAGGTCACTACCAGCTGTGCTTTGCCGTTTCCACTTCCTGCAGATCGTATCCCGGAGTTCATTCTCCAGGCAGCGCAATGGTTCTGGGCTAATGATGATTGGTCTGGCGAAGAGCGCTATTATGTAATTCCAAACTCAGAGATATGCAAAGGGAATAAACTCAATAAAATTGTTCAACTCCCTAAGCAGATACTTGGTGTGCATGGTTGTTTTCGTTTGAACGACTCATTGAGATATGGGCCGATGGGTGACTTCTCAATCGAACGCATGATGATGTCGTCATATGCCAATCTAGGAGGCATGGGTAATGTAGGTGGAGGCTTTGGTCAGCCATCTACAGGCTATACGCTTCAAGATGTGGTAGCTGGATTGTATGAGATCGATACGTTCAATCAGATGCTCAATCCGCCTCTCACTTATAACTACAACCAAAACTCCCATAAACTTGTTATATTGGGTGACCTTGGTTACTCAGACTTACTCATCCAATGCTATAAACGCTGTCGTATACAGGATATGTATGACAATTACTACTTCTTCCGTTTAGTAACTGTCTTCTGTCGTCGTGCACTCGGTATGATATATGGCACATATGAGTTCAAGTTACCTGGTGGTGTGACTATCAATTACAGCAGTATAAAAGACGCTGCAGACGCCGACTTTGAAGAGATCAAGGAATATGTAGAACGCAATAGATCAAATGCATACTTCATGCAGCCAAATACAATATAACATCATGAGGACACTTTGGGAAGCCATACAAGACGACGATGAGCAGGTCGATAGCAGAAACAAATATACGCTATTGGCCACTGACCCTGAGTACTTTGCCCGAGAATATCTCAAATGCCGCGATCATGGTTATTTGATCTCAGAACGAGAAGGCGTGAAGTATTTGAGTGTTCACAGCTGTGGAGCTAAGGAGATGGTGATTGATCAACGATTCCCATATGCTTTGAATTTCAAGATCAGCAGTATAACCAGTCCAATGAAGATCGTTATCAAAGACTGGAACCGATTTAAGGAAAACTTCCAATCACAGTTTCCAACTGTCAGTGGAGTACAACTCGGAGGTTACCTCTCTAAATTTGCTGGGATGAATGTCAAAGTCCAGTTACAAGACCCGGATGCCAGCTATGACCAATACTCATTCAATAAGTTTGTGATTCATGGCCAACTCGTATTCGATAAGGCAAAGAGTGTCAACTTTTCAGTGCTACCAAAAGTAGAGGGAGATATTGTATTCCATAAGAAGGGAATTGGTGTACTAAACATTCCATTTATGAATGGAGTACGTAGTGTAACTATAAAAGATTAACGAAACAAAATAAAATCAAGATATGAAGAATTTTAGTCAAATGATCACAGAGGCTAGCGATATCAAACTCTCAAAAGATTGGGAGATTAGCTGGTCCGACTGGCATGCACCAATAGCACGTGATTTCCTAAAGAAGATGGATGAGCGCGCATCAGCTCTCAATATCACAAAAGAGATGGCCGAAAGCGCTGTTAAGGACTTCTGGATGGGTAACTTCCCGAAGGCTCTCAAGACTATCTGGGGTGGTAAGGTTCGTTCTACCAAGGAGACTACCAATGGTGGCACTGAAGAGACTTATACATACATTGTTAAGGATTACGGCACATTCACTGAGGTTTACAAGCGTGCAGTTAACGCATACGCTCATGAGATCACCTTCCATGCCGATGATGAAGACGCCAATAGTTATGATTTAACCCACGTATTCTCTTGCGTATGTGTTCGTAAGGGTACCGGTGATTTCAACAATGCCATTCGCACAGCAGATTCACAGGCGTACAAGCTTCGTTCTAACCACATCCTTAACTGCTTGTTCGTCGGGTTCGCAGGTCGCGACCTTGGTGTAACCTTGTCAGGTATCAAGCGCAAAAACAAGATCCAGTAATATGAGATCACTATACGACGCTATAAAAGAGAGTATCAATGACGATGACGATCAAGCCATTGGTGGTGCTATGGGCGATGCTATTATAAGTCAGCTTGACGACAATGGCATCCACTACGCCCATGGTCGCTATATCATGTCTTCTCTCAAGAGTAAATTCGAAGGGATGGATGATATAGTAACTTATAGCAATGGTGAGCTCAGCTTCTATAGCGATCGTTTTGGCATAGGCTCCGAAGTAGCTATTGATTACATCAAGGCAAAAGATTTCTTAGGTAGTATCAAGGCTATCCATGCCCCATCTATCATCTTCTATAATTGCGGTGGGCGTAGTGTGGACAACCTCCCAATCATTTATGCATGTCGCATGGTTATTCAAGACGCCTATGACACTGTGAGAAACGTACACTTCAAGTACGAAGAGGTCAACACACGAATATTTGAACTCAATTCCACACGCATTGCCGATATGGATGGATGTTACAAATCGATAATGGGTGGTCCTGCATCGTTTTCTTACAAAGGCATCTACATCTCAAGTTATGCTTCTTGCCTAAATCTTGTTAACTGTACATTCCTAACAAGTAATCGCGTGGGATGCATACTCAAATTGGGTTGTGACAATTTCACATTCAATGGAGTACGCAGTGACTTCTATATGATTTCTGTTTACGATCCTGGTTTGTTTGATAAGGATGACCTTGGTGGTAAGATCATGAGTCTCTTTGATCCAGATTACGAATTTAAAGTACTATACAATGGAGCGTCAGAAACACGCAGAACCCGAACCATAGGCAAACTACTCGCATTCTTTGGTAATCGTAAGTATGCTAATGTACCTCTAAGTGATGATCCGTATCGTGTAGTAGGGTCCTCAACAGACGTGGTGAACCTTAGTGGGTTTACATATAAACAGTTGCGATTGTACCTATATGACAACAATTACTTTGTGGACATCTCTAAGGATGATCGCACTTCACAGCGTCTATTTGGTCTTCAGAAGAAGTACTATGTAAGAGGTGAGGGCGGAACATTTGACATCCAAGCTACAAAAGACGGATACAACGTAGTGGTTGGAAAGAGATTAAATGCATAAATAAATGTAATAAATATGAAAGGTTTATCAGAATTTCTAATAGAACGCATATCTGAAACAGTGCAGCACAATAAGGATAACTGTACGTTCTCCCTAAACGGCATTGGTTCATTAACATACAATGATTTTGTGGTTACATATCCAGTTGAAACACCAAATGCATATGAAATTGACACTATCGTTGTAAATCCTGAAAAAATGCACAAGGGTAATGGTACGAAATTACTCAAGGCATTCTTGGAATACACAGACAAGAAAAAAGTTGATGTAGTTGTATATGCAAGCCCACTGTCTCCGAGAATCGAGGAAGATCAGCTTATTGAGATGTATACAAAATGCGAATTCGAACAAGACACGAGATCTAAGGATAAGCACTGTCTAATCAGAAAATGCAAGTGATTCGCCAATCATACATCACAAAACCGACTTAAAATCAAATTTAAGCCGGTTTTTCTTTGCTCTAACAAGAGATCTCATTAAGGGTGATTACTTCATACTCTAAAAGATAGATCGCATAATATCGCTCATTTATATGATATCTTACAATAATGGTCTCTCGATGTGCGGCTGCTATTGCCTCCGCCTGAGAATGTTATGCGATTATCGTTGAACATTTTGACGATGTCTGATGCATCTCTACTTGGAATACACACATAATCGCCATTCTTTAGTGATGATGGACCATCGGCACCCTTGAATATACATATATAATCCCACCTTTCATCTAACCAATAACCGCGAAGCTGAATGCAACCCATAAGACGGATAACATTGTGGTAATTGATACGTCCGTGATTGACTATATGAGGTTGTAATACGCGGATATCCTCATTGAGATCGTACTGGGCTTGAAGCGATCTTGATATGATATCGAATATTGTAGAGTCTGGGCCTTTAATACTCGACAAGTTACTCTTCATATTAGATATAGAAGCGAAAACGTCTTTTCCTGTTCCTCCACATATGCGATTAAATTCACTATCAATCAAACTAGCGCTATGTTCTTTTTGACCTTTGATGCGGCCTTTAGGTCCTTTGAGTTCAATAGTAATGCCTCCAGCATTTATGTCTCCGTGCTTGCCGGGATAACGTTTGTTGCCTCGGTTTAAGTCTTTAATTAGCAGCTGACATAGTATCTCAAAATTACCTCGAGCTATAGTCGATTGTGATGGTTTTTCGCCTGCAAGTTCAATCAGAGTGTCGCGAGATAGTAAGCGGCCAAATAATCTGTATATATTATTTGACTCAACCAGGCTAATTACTTTTGGAAGACGGTTTTTGTGAGCTATTATCGACTGGAACTTCTCAATATCACCATTCTCCATGATGATTCTTGTTATGTGCTTCGCGTCGTCCTCACAGCCTCGAGAAACATAGTAACTATGTAATGAATCAACTAAAACCTTCAGGTCTTCAGTCATTCTTATTGTTTTTAATTATCAAACCATTGCGATTATTTGATGCAGGTTTCACTTTTGGCAGCTTCTTGGTATCGACCTTGAGGTTGCTATTATCTGTAATATCCAAAATGTATAGATTTTTGAACTTACGAAGGTCCCCGAAGCTGGTCACACGCGAGTTGCGCTTGAAATGAATCTCTAAGACTTCAGCTGCAGCTTCATCCGAGATATCATCCAGGAGGTGAGAGACTCCCGCTTCTTCAAATCGGCAATCATACAGCTCAAGGGATTGACCTACATTGGCAAATCGTATGTAATCTGGGAAACGATATACAGTTTTAACTAAGATGCCGAGCGCAGTTTTCTTTTTGAAATGGACAACACCGTCGATTATATCGAAGTCTGAAGGATTCGCATGGAATACACCAGTATGGTCTTTTATCTGGACGTATGCGCATATGAATTTCTGCACATTGGCTTCAAATTCTCGCTTACGTTGAGATAATATATCTTCATCATTATCTTGTATGGCTTCCCACAATGTTCTCATGTATAAATAATAAAAGGATCTTGCGATCCTTCTATCATTTTACACTTGCAAGCTCTGCCATTCGCCCAACGTGACGTGGTGGTTGAATATGGAGCCCTTGATACCCTTAGTTGTTACACTGACTGCGTTGTGGCTGTGTAAGCTCTCCTGGTGGCTGCAGATGATCTTGAAGTCTTTGATATCTGCGAACGTATTGAGCTTGTGTTTAATCCGGCGGATTGCATCCTCTACGAAGATCGGATTAGCACCATTCAACTCTGAGAATGCCTGTTCATCGATACGCTTACAGAACACCAACGTCTCAGTTGGAATAGCCGCGCGGCAGATAGTCAACAGATCTTCAATCCATACGATGTCATTACCCTGCGGAGTACCAAACTCAACACCGATGCGAGCAATAGAACGTTGGCTATGAGGAATGCCGAACTTACCGCGCTGTACTGCGTTGTGGATTGTCAGCTCAGTAGAACATGGACATGCAGACGAGTATACGTAATCGAACCAGAGGATTCGCTTGAACTCACCGCTTTTATCCAGGTTAACGTCGAACGTAACATTGTAGTACTGCCATCCGCCATCCTTAACCTCCTGCTCGTAGTAGCCCTGATGGTCTTCACACTGCTCGATATGAGTGCTACGAAGAGCATCTTGCCAGATACGATACTTGAAGTTCAACAGGATGTGTGCATCGAATGTTTGGAGGTCGTGTTGGTATGCACGGAGGACTTTCTCGAGCTGGTTGATGTCGAACACCATATCCTTGTTCTTGTAGAACGTACGGATGATGCGGGACATGTTAATACCGCGTTTCTCTGCCTCGAGGGATACTGTGCCGGTGATAGATGCTTGTACTTCTTGAGTGCCTCCTCCCTGTTCACGAATGCGCAGTGGTAAATGAAAGTCTTGGATGCCTACGAAATCGATCGGCTCGTCATCGAACTCGCCGTTCTGAAGATCCGGCATAGAGTTCAAATATTCTTCAGTCGGCTTGAAATTAGGATCGTAACTATGATCCAACTCTAATACTTTTACGTCTTGATTCATAATTTAATATATTGAATGTGATGTAATGTTTTACACACCGCGCTTGTCGTCCCAGATGCGGATATGCAAGCGATCTGTGTATGTCCAACCTCTCTTGAGACATACCTCGACGATCTCTTTAGAACGTGCATCCAGTTGATTTGCATGGATACCTTCTGGCATCAGCATCGTATGGAGATTTGGGTGATGTTTGCAATAGAAGCGATAGAACTGTACGTCTCCCTTGCGAGCGATAATACCCATCTCTTTGTAGATACGGATAATTTCGTCTTCACACTCCTTGCCAGAATAAACGAACTTGAACTGATAGTCCGAGCTACTGGTTACGATGTCCACGAGATTCTGATAGTTCATGCGGGTACGGTCATGGCGATCGCGCATCTCTTGTGTGTATTCGTAGTCACCTTTCATACCGGGCTCACCAACAGAGGTGGACAGTTTTGGCGATACACTATATAGAGACACTTTGAAGTGATTTCCAAGAGGATTGAGGACCGGCAGTGTACCGTTGGTTTCGATAGTAATGATTAGGTCATCACTATAGATAGCACCGAGAAACTCTTCCAATTCCTTTTTGTACATCAAAGGCTCACCGCCAGTAACTACCAGGTGGTGCACATTTTCATACTTCTTCTGCTGTGCCTTGAATGCTGCAATGAGTTCGTCCATAGTCTTCCAAGGGCTCTTTTCCGGCTTGAAAGATGCATATGGCGTATCACATACGCTGTCTTTGAACACACATCTCAAGTTACAGCCACTTACTCGAACGAAGTGAGAGGGTACCCCACTGTACTTACCCTCTCCCTGAATACTTGTAAATATCTCTACTACTGGAAGCATAATCAGAGTTTAATTTGTTGTTTAACAACTGGATTGATTGCCATGCCTTCTTTGAACATGACCTCTTTGAGATCTTTGCCCCAGTCTTTGATAACAGCCGGGCTATAGAATACTTGCTTATCCTTCGTAATCGGCAGATACAACTCTGCGAGATCCTGGTGATCAGCCATTGCCCAGCCGGTAGTGGTCTCGTGGTAGCGGACTGCATTCACCTTTAAACCAACAGCTTCGCCATTGTTCTTTTGAGTACGATCGATGATACGCTGTACGTTGTTGAGAATGTACATAGACAGCATCTCTGCAGACGGATTGAATGGGAACTCGATCCAGCGATCGCTATTTTCTTTGATGGCCCGCTTGTACTCCGGCGAATCAGAGGCACAGATGAGTGTGCAGTGATCCATTGAATCGATAAACTGCTTAACAGTACCCTTCATGAGGCCGAAGTCATAAACCATTTGCGCGTTATCCAACTTGTGCGACTCGAGGAACACTTCGATAACTGCGCTGTGTCCGTGGATGGAGTGTGAACAACGTTCTGAGGTGCAGTTACGGACGATATGAGCACTCTCCACTCTAAATTCTTTGCGTATTACCATATGTCAAAAAATGTTTGTGTTTCAGATTAGAAATAACGATTACCGTATTGAACCGTTACGAACTTAGGCTCCTCTCCACGGAGAGCAAAACGCTCTACGACGATGTTAGATACAGGTGCCGGCTTCGGAGCAGGAACTGCCGGTGCTTGGATTAAGATTGCGAATAAAAGATTCATGACTTAATATATGAAATTAGTTGTTGTTTTTTAGCAGTATTGCTTAGTGTTGTGATAGAGAGAAGCCAGAGCTTCGCATAGTTCGGTATCCTTACGGATAAAATCGAGGACCTTCTTGAGACGCTGCGAGATAAGACCTTCACTAACATGTAGTTCTTTAGCGATGACTTTATTGGGTGTCTCATCGTAACCCTTCAGACCAAATACGCGATAGAAGATAGTATAGTCTCGGACGCTGAACTCCTCTTCGATGCGCGAATATAAGTACTCAAACACATCGCCATTTGAAAAGTCCTCATCACAATACATACCCATTACGAGTTCACGTGGTTTGAGGTCATCGTCACCAGTGTATGGCTGGTCTATCGAGATGGAGTTAAACAACGTACCTCCATCGTCCTTGATCTTCTTCTGTGCATAAGCGGATAACTTGACAACACGAAGCTCCTCATCAAGACACGTCTTGATATTATTCGCAATGGCGTACCCGGCAAACTGAGTGAATGTCTGGGTGGATTTGGTAGGATCATACTTCTCTATAGCCAAAGCCAATCCTTCACTAGCCATAGAATGTAATTCCTGCCACGAGCATTTAACGTTTTTGTAGAATTGCGATACCAATCTACTGACCAGAGGTTCATACTGGGCTACTAACCTATTCTTTTCTGCTACAGACAGATTACGAGTAGGGCCAGTAATAGGAACCTTTTGCTTGCTTGTTCCTGTCATTTATTTGTTATGTTTATAGTTTAACTTCATTTGACATCGTAAAATTACTAAAAATTTCTCACATATACAACTTTTGTATGTGTAATCTTACTTTTTGGCTGGATTTTCTGAATTTTTGGCTTGTTTTTCAGACTTTATATCAAACCACACCCCGAAACCACACCACATCATGCCTGTGAGCATAGCAAAGCCTCCAAACAATAATGTAGTGCATGCTAAAAAGTCAGGTGTTTGTGGATTGACGCCTAAGTTTGTAAACATCACCAGCATGGATGTTACGAGGAAACAAACCAGCATAACTACAGCAAATGCCAAGTTAAAAAACGTAAGGAAAACAGAAGTGTCACGCAGACCTTTCAATACTTTCATCTCTGTCATATTGTATGAATGTTACTTATTATATTTCTATATATACAGTATTACAAAAAATTTAGTGAAAAAGTATGAACGGACTATCATTATCGCCTCGTTTTGACCAATTCAAATTTGTATTTCCAAAAGACTTCTTACCAAAAGAAGTAGAAGAGAAATATAGACGAATACTCAGTAAGGAGCCTGGTGTTGTTGTGACGCCGATTGACTATCTAAATGAGAGCATTCAGTCTATCAATATACCTGGCATGTCCGGTCTAAGCATTGAACAATCCCAACGCGAGACCCATAAGGCTACTCCATCATTGAGCAAGTTTGGTCGCATACGAGTAGAGCCAGAGCACAAAGTAACATATCAATCCAGCGGCAACCCATTGGAGAAACTCGGTAAGGAGTTCAAAGTAACTTTCCGTATGAACCAAGGATTGTTCAACTACTTCATGATATACGAGACGATCTTCTATAGATACGCCAAGCCTGAAGAAGTGAGAAGCTATGATCCAGTATTCCAAGTATACATCTTAGATGAGGACGGCACGGCGGTTTCATGTATATTGTTAAAGACATTGTACATCGATGGTATAGACGAGTTGAACTTCAACTACAACAAAGTCGAACGAGACTCCAATACATTCGATGTGACATTCAAGTTTAATAACTTAGATTTTGACTTCGTAATTAACGGTCAGTTAGAATCTGAAATAGAAGCAAAAAAGAAAGGGATCCGTTGATCCCTTTTCTTTTACTCAACCAATCTTAAAATTGGTTTGATATTGCAGCTTCGCAATACTCCGTCTTCGATCTCATATGGAGCGTCGTGGACGTATTGTTTTACTACTGGGTCGAAGTACGTATTCTCTTCGAAATCTACGATGTTAACGCG